CCTGCACAGTCTGATATTACTTTATCAATATTAAACAGCTCAAACAATATGATAGCACAAATTATATATAGAGATAGTATACCAACTGCATTGACAGATATTCAGTTTCAAGCTACAAGTGGAGCTGAGTCATTTTTAACTTTTGGTGCATCGTTTAGGTTTACATACTTTGATATTAAAATTAAGAATCCTACAACCGGAGCAATTACAGACTCATTTGATGTAACAGGATCTGTAACCGGTTAATATATATTATTGGAGATATAATGATTGACTTGAAAGAAGTCCACGAAATGTGGCAAAAAGATTGTATAATTGATAACTACCAACTTGATGAAACATCACGTCAAACACCAGCACTACATTCAAAATACATCCAGCTTTGGTCAACTGCAAAGCTAGAATTAAAGCGTGCTGAGTTTGATCAAAAAAAATTACTAAAAGAAAAGTGGTTATATTATAATGGTAAGATGGACCAGATAACTATTCAAGAAAAAGGCTGGGAACCTGATCCCTTTGATGGATTAAAGATATTAAAGGGCGAAATGGATTACTATTATGATAGCGACCCTGAAATACAAAAATCAGAAGAGAAGATTCAATATTGGAAAACAGTAACAGAAACACTATCGGAAATAATAGACAACCTAAAGTGGCGACACCAAACTATATCGAACATAATCAAATGGAAACAATTCGAGTCAGGAAACTAAATCACGCAACTTTAAAAGTGTTGTGTGACAGAGGAGTAGGAGCAGAGCTAAGAGAATATTTCTCATTCTATGTTCCGGGGTATAAGTTCATGCCTGCATATCGCAATCGATTATGGGATGGAAAAATAAGATTATATAATCAAATAACCGGTGAGATATATGCCGGCTTATTTCCACAAATAATTAGATTTGCTGAAAGCAGAGAATACAAAATTGATATTGAAGAGTCGGATTACGGAAGTCCAAATGAAGGGCAAGAAGTGAATCCAGACTTTATGATGAAATTTGTTGATGCTCTTAAATTACCATTTAAAATAAGAGATTATCAATTCGATGCTCTTTGTACTGGAATACAGAGAAAGAATGCCATATTATTATCACCTACTGGATCAGGTAAGTCACTTATAATTTATACACTTATGAGGTGGCTATTGGCTGCGTTTGATAAAAAGCAAAAAGACATTTTAATAATAGTGCCAACAACATCTCTTGTTGAACAGATGTATAATGATTTTAAAGATTACGGCTATGATGTAGACAGACATTGCCATAGAATATACTCAGGAAAAGATAAGAATACATTTAAACGAGTTATTATAAGTACATGGCAATCTATACATAGATTTCAACACGACTGGTTTGAAAGATTTGGCGCAGTGTTTGGTGATGAATGTCACGGATTTAAATCTAAATCACTAACTACTATAATGAATAAGTGCACAGAAGCAGAATACAGATTTGGAACAACTGGAACACTAGATGGTGCATTAACACATGAACTCGTTTTACAGGGGTTATTTGGAAAAGTTTACAGAGTTACAAGTACAAGAGCTTTACAAGATAATGATACTTTGGCTAAGTTAACAATACGTAGAATTATTTTACAATATAATGAAAAAACTAGAAGAGAGTTTGGTAAAAAGACATACCAAGAAGAAATAGAACACATTGTCAATTATGATAGGCGAAATGTTTTTATAAAAAACTTAACATTAGATTTAAAAGGCAATACATTAGTATTATATAATTATGTCGAAAAACATGGAAAACCTCTTTATAGATTAATAAAAGATAACGCAGATGAAAGCCGCAGGATTTTTTTTGTATCAGGTGATACCGCTGCTACCGATAGAGAGGCAATAAGAGCTATAGTAGAAAAACAGAAAAATTCTATTACAGTTGCATCACTTGGAACGTTTAGCACAGGTATAAATATTAGGAACCTTCATAATATTGTCTTTGCATCACCTTCCAAGTCACAAATAAGAGTTTTGCAAAGCATAGGAAGAGGGTTAAGAAAAACTGATGATGGTAAAGATACTACGCTTTATGATATTATAGACGATATAAGTTGGAAATCAAAAAAGAACTTTGGTATATTACATGCAGACGAAAGGCTTAGGATTTATGGAAGAGAAAAATTCAACCATAAAACATATAGAGTAGGACTATGAGTATAAAACAATTTAAGTTAACTAATAATGATGAAATAATTTGTGAAGTTGTTGAATGGAATACAGGAGATGAAACTTCAGATATTATAGTGAAAAAAGCACTTAAAGTTATAGCCGTGGAAGATTACCAAAAAGGTTGGAGATTTTTCGCATTTAGGCCGTGGATGTCATTTCAAGATGATGTTTCAGTTTTACAAGCAGTAAATGCTTCACACATTATAGTCACTACGAATCCATCTCCTTCTATACTAAAACATTATAAAGCGTGTATACGTGGAATAGCTTATGATCTAAAACACCAGAAAAAAAATAAAAGAAGGTCTTATGCTAATTTAGATGAAATACAAGAAGCTATACGTGAAATGACAGATGATGAAATGGATGAATTTTTAGAAAGAAAGTATGGTGCTATGGCTGAAGAAAATATTTCACCAGACTCTGATAATAGTAATATAATACAATTCAAGCCGAAGGATAAAACTGTTCACTAGGGTATTCCTTCCTCCCCGATATACTATCTTATTCTATCACATTTTTTTACATTTGTAAACAGTTTTTTATGCAAATGATTTAAAAAAATAATAGTTTACTTTTATACAAAATAAGTGTATAATAGAATCATGAAAGGTTAAAAGATGGCACGTAAAAAAAGCATACACTATGTTAACAACTCTGATTTTTCTACTGCAGTAGTCGAATATGTACAAAAAGTTGAAGATGCTAGAAAAACAAATATCAATATTCCAAAAGTACCTGATTACATAGCTCAGTGTTTTTTAAGAATAGCAGAAGGATTATCACATAAAGCTAACTTTATAAGATATACTTATCGAGAAGAAATGGTCATGGATGCAGTTGAAAACTGTTTAAAGGCTATAGGTAACTATAACCTTGAAGCTGCAACAAGAACTGGTAAACCAAATGCGTTTGCATACTTTACACAAATAACTTGGTATGCATTCTTAAGAAGAATAACTAAAGAGAAAAAACAACAAGAAATAAAACTAAAATATTTAACTAAGTCAGGCATTGATAGCTTTATTGATATTGGTAATGAATCAGTTGCTGCGGACCAAGCAACACACTTTGTAGATACATTAAAAGATAGGATAGCAAGAGTTAGGTCTAATGATGGTGAAATTAAAGAGTTTGTAAAACAAGAAAAAAAGAAACGTAAAGCGAAGATAGCTGATTCAGATTTAAGTGAGTTTATGCAATGAAGATAGCAATCCTTAATGATACACACTCTGGAATAAGAAACTCTTCTGAAATATTTTTAAATAATGCAGAAGATTTCTATAATAATATATTTTTTCCAGAATGTGAAAAGCGAGGAATAACACAAATACTACATCTTGGTGATTACTATGATCATCGAAAATTTGTTAACTTTAAAGCACTAAACCATAACCGCAGAGTATTCTTAGATCAACTACGAAAGCGTGGAATGACTATGGATATTATACCGGGTAATCATGACACGTATTTTAAAAACACCAATGAGCTTAATTCATTGAAAGAGTGTTTAGGACACTACATGAATGAAGTTAACATAATAATGGAACCTAAAGTTATGTCCTATGGATCACTTAAGATAGGATTAGTTCCATGGATATGTCAAGATAATTATGACGTATGTATTAATTTTATAAAGGAATGTAAAGCCGATTGGATTGGAGCTCACTTGGAATTAAGTGGATTTGAATTGATGAGAGGTGTAAAGAGTACTCATGGAATGAGCGCTGATTTATTTAAAAGATTTGAAATGGTTCTTACTGGTCACTATCACTGTTCTTCAAGACAAGATAACATTTGGTATCTAGGTAGCCAATTGGAATTCTTTTGGTCTGATGCTCATGATCCAAAATACTTTCACATCGTCGATACAGAAACAAGACAGATTGAAAAGATAAGAAATAACTATACTATATTTGAAAAAGTCCTTTACAATGATGACGAAATGGATTATAATAATTATAATTATAAAAAATTCTCAAAGAAGTTTGTAAAGGTCGTAGTAGTCAATAAGACCGATCCTTTCACATTTGATAGATTTATTGATAATATTCAAAACCAAGACATATACGAATTAAAGATCGCAGAAAATTTTAATGAGTTTATTGGTGCTAATGTTGATGATGAAGATATGAATTTTGAAGATACTGCTGAAATTGTCGACACATATATCGAAGCAGTGGATACAGACTTAGATAAAGATAAACTTAAAGTTCAAATGCGTGAACTAATGACTGAGGCGCAAGCTCTAGAAATATCATGATAATATTTAAAAAGATTCGATACAAGAATTTCTTGTCATCAGGAAATTCATTTACTGAAATTACTCTTGATAAGCACAAATCTACTTTAGTTGTAGGTCATAACGGTGCGGGTAAATCGACAATGCTTGATGCATTATCATTTGCATTGTTTGGTAAACCACATCGTAAAATTATGAAGAGTCAATTAGTAAACTCAATTAATCAAAAGCAAACATTGGTTGAAGTTGAATTTACTATAGGAAAAGCATATTTTAAAATCATACGTGGTATAAAGCCAAATGTGTTTGAAATATGGAAAGGTGATGTAATGATTAATCAATCATCACACGCAAATGAATACCAGAAGATTCTCGAACAAAACATTCTGAAACTCAATCATAAGAGTTTCCATCAGGTTGTTGTATTAGGTTCTTCCTCCTTTATTCCCTTTATGCAACTCAATGCTGGACATCGTAGGGATGTTATTGAGGACCTTCTGGACATTAACATTTTTTCAAAAATGAATTCAATATTAAAAGAAAAGAATTCAATACTTAAAGATAATCTTACTTCAGTAAATAATAATACAGAAATAATAAAATCAAAAATAGAACAACAATCAAAATATATTAGAGATATTGCAGCATTAACTGAAGAGAATAAAAAGAAATATGAAAAGCAAATAAAGAGAGCAAAAGAGAGAATAGAAAAATTACAGGAAGAAAATAATGAACTAAGTAAAGAGCTTGAAAATAATACTGCAATGGAAGAGCTACAAAAGTTACAGAGAAAAAAGAATGATGTAATCACAGAAATAGCTCAAACTAAACAAGATATGAAGAACATAGCAAAGAGGGGAATGTTCTTAGAAAAAAATGATATATGTCCTACATGTAGTCAGACTATTGACAATAAAGATAAATTAATCTTTGACACAAAGAATGAGGCATATCAAATACAAACTACTTTAAAGTTAACTGAAGATTATCAATCACAAGTTGATAGGAAAATTTCTGCAATAGAAAAAATTATTGCCGATATTGCAGAAAAAACAAATTCTTTAAATGCAAATAATCGAGAAATACAGTCATTAAATCAAAGTAACAATGAGCTTGCAACTTACTTAGAAGGTGAAGTATCAGCTGACTTGACAGAAGCACGTAGTGATCTTGAAAAGTTAAACTCTAGTAAAGAAGACTTATTTGAAGAAAGATTAAAAGTAAATGAGCAACTAGGATATAACTCAGTTATTGCTGAAATGCTTCGTGATACAGGAATAAAAACAAAAATAATAAAACAATATTTACCTGCAATTAATAAACTTGTTAATCAATACTTGCAAGTACTTGACTTCTTTGTACACTTTAATCTTGATGAAAACTTTAACGAAACAATAAGATCAAGACACAGAGATGACTTTACTTATGACTCATTTAGTGAAGGTGAAAAACAAAGAATCGACTTATCCTTATTATTTACTTGGAGACAAATAGCAAAGATGAAAAATTCAGTATCAACTAACTTATTGGTGCTTGATGAAACATTTGATTCATCGCTTGATCATGATGGCATAGAAAACTTATTAAAAATATTATATACTTTGGATGCTGGTAGTAATACATTTATTATATCGCATAAAGGAGATATACTTGATGGTAAGTTTGAATCAAAGATAGAATTTTATAAAGATAGAAATTTTTCTAAGATGAAAATTTAATTGTTTACAAATTTAAAAAACTGTGATAGAATATACTATAAAATTAAAAAGGAAGGTTAATTATGGAACTAAGTGAAAATACTTTAAATGTTCTTAGGAACTTTTCTGGTATTAATCAAAACATCTTGATTAAGTCTGGAACAAATCTTAAGACTATAAGTGAAGCTCGAAATGTAGTTGCAACTGCCGATGTAACAGAAGAGTTTCCTAAAGATTTCGGCATATATGATTTAAATGAATTTATTGGAGTAATGGGATTAGTAGATTCTCCAAGTTTAAAATTTGAAGATGACTTTGTTACTGTTTCTGATTCAAGTGGTAGGTCAAAAGTAAAATACTTTTATGCTGCAGAAGAAACATTAACGTCACCTACAAAAGATGTAACAATGCCTGAAGCTGATGTTAAGTTTACTTTAGATAATGATACACTAAATAAACTAAAGAAAGCTGCATCAACATTAGGTCATAGTGAGGTATCAATAAAAGCGAAAGATGGCGTATTAAGTTTATCAGTTGTTGAAAATCAGAATGCAACATCGAATGCTTTTTCAATTGATATTGATGGTGAGTTTAAACAGGACGCTGTTTTTAACTTTATTATAAGTATTTCAAATCTTAAAATTCTCCCAGGAGATTATGAGGTTGAAATATCTTCAAAATTAATAACGCAATTTAAAAATAAAGAAATACCTTTAAAATATTGGATTGCACTCGAGAAAACGTCAACTTATGGAGCATGACATGTCAGACAATTTAACTCAATTAAAAGATCTTGCTAATAAGGCAAGTAGAAGTACAGTAGCGGTAATCGATGCTGTAACACAGAGAGGTGGATTTAAAGGTGAAGAGCTTTCCACTATAGGTGGTCTTAGAGACCAATGCATTCAAATTATTCAAATAAGTGAGGCACTTCAACAAGAAGATGCAATGAATGATAAGAGTGAACAGAAACCAGAAGAAGAAAAAAAGAAGTAATGAGTTCTGAGTTTTTATGGGTTGAAAAGTATAGGCCACAGGCTATCAGTGATATAGTCTTACCTGAATCTTTAAAACAAACCTTCCAAAAGATTGTTGTCAGTAAAGAACTACCTAATATGTTATTTACAGGTACTGCTGGCTTAGGTAAGACCACTGTGGCCAAAGCTCTGTGTAATGAGCTTGGCTGCGATTATATTTTAATAAATGGTTCTGAGGAAGGTAACATTGATACGTTAAGAACTAAGATAAAACAATTTGCATCATCTGTCTCACTTCAAGGTGGTTATAAAGTTGTTATATTAGATGAAGCCGATTACTTAAATCCACAATCAACACAGCCTGCTCTTCGTGGTTTCATTGAAGAGTTTTCTAAAAACTGTAGATTTATTCTTACATGTAACTTTAAGAATAGAATTATAGAACCACTACATTCGAGATGTGGTGTATATGAGTTTAATACTTCAAAAAAAGATATGGCAGAGCTATGTCAGTCTTTTATGGCAAAGTGTCAAACCATTTTAAATAATGAGCAAGTTGAGCATGATGATAAAGCCATTGCTGAATTAATACTAAAATTTGCTCCAGATTGGAGAAGAGTATTAAATGAATTACAAAGATATTCAGTAAATGGAAAGATAGATGCAGGCATAGTTAATAATCTTAAAGATAAAAACTATGATGATTTATTTAATCATTTGAAAACAAAAGATTTCAAAAAGATGAGATCGTGGGTAGTAAACAATATAGATACTGATGCAAGCGCTATTTTTAGAGCGATTTATGATAGGATGGTAGATAAAGTTGCACCACAATCAATTCCACAGCTCGTACTTCTGCTTGCAGACTACCAATATAAAAATGCATTTGTAGCTGACCACGAACTCAACGTGGTGGCTTGTTTAACGGAGGTAATGTCAGATGTTCAATTCAATTAAACTAACACTATACACTCAAGAAGACTGTTACTATTGTTATGAAATGAAAAAGAAACTTGTAGAGTGGGGATATGATTTTAGAGAAGTTAATGTAAGTCATGATCTCTTTGCAAAAGATTTCTTAAAAGAAAAAGGTCATAGGACAGTTCCACAGCTTTATTGGAATGACACACATCTAAATAAATTTCCAACAACAGAATTAAAAAAAGAACATATAGTAGCTGAAATGCATTATGAAGATTATATTGGCGGAGTTGAAAATTGGGGAACAGCACAAAGAGCATAGCTATTATTGGCGGTGGTGTTGCTGGTATAACCACCGCATACTTTCTAGCAAAAAAATATAAAGTTGTACTATTTGATCCTAACGGTATTGCTGAACAATGCAGTTATGCTAATGGTGGTCAACTTTCTGTTTGTAATGCAGAAGTGTGGAACAGCTATGGCAATATAATCAAAGGCATCAAATGGTTAACACAACCTGATGCGCCACTTGCCTTTAGACCGGATCATTGGTCTTGGTCTAAAGTTAAATGGATTGCTGGTTTTATTGGTGCAACTATAACTAATAAATATGATCATAATACTCGTAGAACTATCGAATATAGTTTAAGATCTCGTAAACTACTTAAAAAATTAATGAAAGAAATAAACATTGACTTTCATCATAATGACTGTGGTATATTACACATATATAAAAATCAAAAGTCTTGGGATAAAGCACAAAGAACTTTAGATAGATTTAAAGATACTGGTTGGGGTAGAGTTAAAACAAAAACAAATCTTATAAAGTATAATATTAAATCAAATGATGTGATAGGTGCTACTATTACAAAAGGCGATTCAGTTGGTGATATACACGCTTTTTGTACTGCATTGTCAACTCATATGCTATCTAGTAAAGAGTATAATTATAGTTTTCGTATTAATAAAATTGTTCGTAATGAAAATGAAGTCTTTTGGTCAAATCCAAGAGACATGGCAATAAGTATTGAAACTCTTAAAAAAGATTATGATGAAGTTATAGTATGCGCAGGTGCATATACAAAAGCGTTTTTACCGCACTTAAACATATATCCAATCAAAGGTTATTCTATAACATATAAGAATGCTTATGAAGCTCCTACTATATCTGTTCTTGATGATGATAGAAAAATTGTGGCTTCACCTTTTGGTAATAACGTATTTAGAGTTGCAGGTACGGCAGAACTTGCTGGTTGGAATCATGATATAAGAGAAGATAGAATTAAACCTTTAGCCGATTGGGTAAAAGAAAATACTTTCGTTAATAAAGATGATTATGAAAAATGGTCATGCTTAAGACCAATGACACCTAATATGTTACCTGTTGTTGGTAAAGTAAAAGGCTTATGGGTTAATAGCGGTGCTGGTCATCTTGGTTGGACAATGGGAATGGCACTAGCAGAAAAGTTAACTAAGGATATATAATGGAAATGGAAATGTTAAATCAATTTGTAACTCAACTTGCAATGTGCGAGTTACTATCAGCACATAGTATAATAACTCCATCACTATCATTTGAATGTTTACAAATTGAAAACTTTATAAAAGAATCATATTTCGACAATAACTATGATGCATTTATAAAATGGTGGGATGCTACAATAGTTCCTGTCGTTACAGAATTACAATCAATGGTAGAAAAAAATGAATCCCTTTGAATATTGCAATGCAATAAATTATACTAAAAAAGATATCATGGTAGATGATATATCAGAAAAAAAATATTCAGCATACATGGTAAATCGTCAGCTGTCTTACTTTCCTGACACAATACTTGCTGCGAATGAAATGAATAAGAACCACCACATAGACAATCGTCTTCAATTTGATTTTTTTATAAATATAATTAGAAAACGTAAAAGGTTTTCTAAATGGTTCAAACCTGAACACATAAGTGATTTGGATGTAGTTAAAGAGTATTATGGCTATAGCAACGAAAAAGCACGTCAAGTCTTAACTATCCTATCCACTGAACAGATAAATGAATTGAAGAATAAGGTGGCTAAAGGTGGAAGAAAATAACATAGTAGAATGGAACCCAGGCAATATGCTTGAGGTAACATTAAACGAGCCGGACGATTTCCTTAAAATAAGAGAAACACTTACAAGAATTGGAGTAGCTTCCCGTAAAGATAATAAGCTATATCAATCTTGTCACATATTGCACAAACAAGGAAGATACTTTATTGTGCATTTTAAAGAATTATTTTTATTAGATGGTAAAAAATCAAACTTAGAAGAAAATGATGTTGGACGTAGAAATACTATAGCAACATTAATGAGTGATTGGGGATTATTAACTGTGGAAAATAAAGAACAGTTGCAGCCAATAGCGCCATTAAGACAAATTAAAATCATTTCTTTTAAAGATAAAGACCAATGGGAATTATGTCCAAAATATAATATCGGTAACGGAACAAAATAAATTTTACGTTACTGGTTTAAATTTGAAAAAAAAGTATTATATATATTATAGGATGCCGAATGGTTCGGGTCCGTACAACAACCTTGCTTAATAGGAGGATACTATGACTGGAAACTTTGTTTTCCCAAGAAACGCTTTTTTAGGTTTTGATCACATTTTCGATGCATTG